GCTACTGCTGTGATGGCCTGACCTGCATTGTTGGATGCTACCTCGGCGCCTGCTGCTACTGCAGCTCCGGTTATCCAGAGGCCGATCTCCTTGATCTGGACGGTGACGTCGTCTCCCGCGTTTACAACGTCAGGAGTCGACGGAATGAAAATGCCGATTGCGGGTTCTCCTGCGCCTGCAGGTACAAGGTTCCCGTTGACGTCGAATACCGCAGCATGGCAAGCTGCGTTAACCATCGGGATACCGGCTTTCCCGACGATGGTCGGGCTGTCATTGATTCCTGTGCTAATAAACATTGACTTTTCCTCCTTATCTCTGTTTCTCGTATTCAGCTACGAGTTCAGGGTGCTGTTCGCATGCCTTGTCGATTGCTTGGGTGCGGGTGAGGTTCGGCATGGACTTCTGGATTTCATCGGCATGCTTTTCGATGGCTGTCCATGCGTCGGTTGTGCCGGAGCCCTTCTTGCCGACTTCGCTGAAGATGCCGCTCTTTTCGAACGCCTCCACGCTGGCGTCAAGTACAGCGATCATCTGGTCGTAGGCATTGCCTCCGGCAGCCTTCAGGCTCTTGAAGAGGGGCACCAGATCCTCGGGCTTCTTGCCGATGATCTCATACTTCTTCGCGATCTCTGTCAGCTCGCGGTCTTCCAGCTTCTCAGCGGTTTTACGCAGGCTCTCCAGCTCCGCTTTGATTGCGGGGTGAAGTCCTTTGTAGATGTCCTCCGGCTCGTTGTTATTGGCCGCAGGTTCTGTGGCTGCTCCTTTTGCGACGGGGTCGGTTCCGGTAGCAGCGGGTGGGGTAGTGTCTTCCTGAATTCCGGCCTTCTTCTCGATTGCTTCGAGTGCGGCCAGTTCTTCAGGTGTGAGTTTGGATTTGTCAATTTTCATGTCCTGTGGTTCTCCTTTCGATTTTTTGGTTTTTGGGTCCTTGCATCCGTCTTGAACGGACGTGTCCTCCGGATCGGTTTCCGGGGTCTTTTCCGCCTTGGCGATGATAGCCTCCAGCTTTTCCTTGGCTGCCTTGGCTACCTCAAGCCTTGCGGTGGTGATGGGCTGCTCGTTCTTGACGATCTTGTTTGCGGTTTTTCCTGACGACCACGCCGGGATCATGTCGGCCATTGCGGTGTCGAATTGCGTTAGGCTTTCCTTCATCGCGTCGGCCTTGGACTCCCACGGCAGTTCGTCGTCCATAATAACGGAGCAGAGGCTTTCTTCGAGGGCGTAGCAAATGTCCCAGATTTCGCTGGTTATTCTGCGCCGCGCAGCTTCCTGCATTTTATCGTTGAAAGATTCAGCTTCTCTGCCCTTTGCCAATGCTCCCAGCGTTTCATCGATTTCCTTTTCGTCATCGATTCCGAGTGCTTTGGCTACCGCCGTCAGAACACGCTTGAAGGCGTTCTCTGGCTTTGCTCCCTGCGTGTCAGGAGCTTTACCGGCGCCTTCTGCTGCAGGAGCTCCTTCCTTGTTCTTGTAGATCAGGATGTTTGCTCCCGGGTTGGCTCCGGCGTCTACAAAGTCCACCTTCGTGACCTTCAGGTCTTTCAATTTTGCTGGCATTTCGTGCGTTTCCTCCTTTCCGCGTTATTAATAAAACAAGCGACGCCCTGTGAGCGCCGCCTGCATTATCCTGAATATTGAGTTGTGTCTCATGCCGGGACCTCCTCTCGGATTGCCTCGCCTTCGATGGAAAACATCGAATAGGTCCCGTCCTTGACCTTCTCCCAGACGTCCGGGTCGGTCACCTTGAAGCCGATCCACCATCCCTCCGGGAGTGTTCCTTCGGCAATGCCGAGGGCCTTCTGTTTCTCCTTGGAAAAGAACATGCTTTCCACAAGGACCGCGCAGCCTCCGCGCTCGTGCATCTCGCCGCCTTCGCGGTAGAGCTCTACGAATTTGTAGGCTGCCTGTTCCAGCTCCTCTGGGTCTATCAGGTCTTCGTGATAGTCCTCGATTTGCTCGCCTCCTGCGGTTACGGCGACGTTCGCCCATCCGAAGGCCAGCATTTTGTCGTCTTCGGACTTCTGTATCTTAAATCTGCCTTTGATGATGTCGCTCTTGGTGCTTGGCGTTTTCACCAGCGGCTGGATGATGTCATTGAATTTGATCATCTCTGTGCCTCCTCTCTAAAACTTGAATTCCTTCCGGTACCATTCGTGGAGGTCTTCGGTCGTCTTGATGGTGAGCGCCATTTCCTCGCCGCCCACTACCAGCTTGAAATACTTCCGCTTAAAGTCCCGGATCGTCAGTTCCTTGAATGTCCACTCTCCGGGGTTGTACCCGGTGGACCGGAATACGAAGCCGTCCTCCGTCTCACGCAGCACTTCTCCCGGAATCGTGTGTCCACGGTCCGGCGGAATTAAGAAGCGCAGGCTGCCGTTATGCATGTGGCAGTCGCACACGACGTCTATAAATTCCTTGTCGTTGGTTTGCTTGCATATATAAACCTTTCGTCTATCCATGACCTACCTCCTTATGGATTTGCGATCTCGGAGCTTACCCGGACGAATGTCTCTATCGGGATTCCGTTGACCTCTGTGATGCCTGCTTTTTTGAATTCCTGCAGCAATGTTGCCCGCAGGCGGTCCGTCTCGCAGGATATACCGGTGAAGCTGTTCCGTGATATGCCTTTCCTGAACATGATCTCGTTTCCGGAGCCGTAGTGCTTCTTCATCTCCTTAATGAATTCGACCGGCGACTTCCTCGCTACCATTTCACTTTCCTCCACGGTTCCGAAGCTGTCAGTCGCGTATGCGTACCAGTCGGTGCGCTCCATCTCCTTGGGGTCTATCAGGATGCGGTAATACGAACCGCGATAGCTGTCGCTGAAGCGTGCGCTGGTTCCTTCGACGCCTATTCGCGTGAAGACGTTATCGCTGCCGCCGGTTTCAAAGTCTCGCACCGGTGAAGCTCCGGCGCGCTTCATGCCCTGAATGAACCGGTTGTTGTTCGAGGAAAGTCCAGAGCTGTTCACGATCTTGACCACGTCCTCGGCATCCGTTACGCCGGTCCAGACGTAGCGCAGCCCGGCTTTCCGGTATGCTTCCTCGATGCCTTCGTTGACGTATGTCGTGTATCCGTCGAATACTTCCTTGACCTTCATCTTGGTGAGCTGCCCGGGGTCGATACCTTCTTCCTTCATGATTAAGTCCAGTTTAGCCGCTCTCTGCGTCCCGGTCAATCCTTTTAGCTCCTGCGTCCTTTGCGGTGCGTGCTGCCATACCAGCCGGGTTTTCTTGAGTAGAAGCTCGTCGGCTGCGGTAGGGTTCGTAGTCAGGGTGTCGAGGCCGACGCTGTTCAGCAGCTGTCGCATGTTGTCCGCGTCTACCTTGCTTGCTCCGGCTGTCTCTACACGCGCCCGGAAGAAGCCGCGCCATCCTGCGTACCGTCTTGTCTGGCCATCGATATACATTTCAAAGGTCCCGTATGGCGTTGCCACTCGAATGCTGCGGATTGATACGCCGGTGTCCGCCATGGTCGTGCTGGAGAACAGCTTCAGCGCGTCGTCGGCTGCCTCAAATCGCAGCTCGTCAATCACGCCTATTGGTTTCAGCCGGTTCCATGTCTCGGACCATGTATCGTATGTCAGCTTGCCGCTGATCTCGTAGTAATCGGTGCCGCCGATGTTCATTCGCCTTGCCGTGAGGTTCAGCCCTTCCAGATCGCCTCCGTCGCTTCGTACCGGTATGCCTATTCGCTTCTCCGGTACCACGGCCATGTCGGTGAATATGTCGGTCGCCTTTGCAGCCTGCTTCTCGCTGGCTACGTTTGCCGCTGCTGCTTTTCTCGCCGCTTCGTTGGCTGTTAGCCTGTCCCTGACCTGTGCGCTCATCTGAGGGGCTTTTACGGGGTCAGAAACGGAAGTCACCAGCTGGGCCTTGTTCATGTTGTTGTAGTAGGGGATTTGCTTCTGCTTGGCCAGCTGCTTCAGCTCCGCGATGTTCATCTTCTGCAGGGTGGCCGGTGTCATTTGCACGGCTGCCAGTGGTTGCTGCATGTGCTCGGCTGCCTCGTCCGCCCATGTGAAGATTTGCTTTTTGCCGGTCCGCTCTGTCAGCAGATCTGAATAAAAGGTCCTGAAGGTTTCACGGAGCGTCGTCTTGCGCTCCACGATGGCGTCCAGCAGCTCCTCGGCCTGTTTGCCTTTGCCGTATAATGCTTCGGCGTAGTCCCGGAATATCTCGCGGTACTGATCGTCTGGGATTGCCTCGACGCGCTTTATGTATGCGAGGGTGTCCTGCAGGTCGATGTCTATCTCTCCCTTGGCAAAGCGCCGGTACATGGTGTTGTATATCGGCTCTGTTTCGCCGTAGGTGGCGTTGGGGTGGAAGCTGTACGACATGGTCTTGCTTCCGGGGTTCTTGATGTACTTGAATGCCTGCTCCTTGTCGACGCCTATCAGCTTCCCGGTGTCGTCTGTGATGAAGTTCCCGCCGTGGCTGTCGAAGTTTCCGAGCAGCCAGTCTGTGACGTTCTCCCTCTGCAGCTGCGGGGCTATTCCGTCCGGCAGTGGGTCGGTTGTCTTTTGCCATGCCTTCAGGTCCGGCCCGTCGATGGTCCTTACCCGTTTCTGCAGAGCTCCGAATTTTCCATCAACAGTCCCGACGCTTACCTCGACCGCGCTGTCCGGGTCGACGATGTTTTGCACCTTGTATGCGCCTTCCTGCACGTATGCCCTGAAAGGCTCGGGTCCGCCGCTCTTGTTCTGGCCGGGCTTGAATAGCCATTGCTGGCCGGTACTATCAGTATATGCATGCATCTCTCCGGTGCCTCCAAGGTTCGCCGGTCCTTTATGGGAGAGTCCGTTTGGCATGCTGTATTGCTCTGGGATTGTGGGTTGCTCTGGCTCCGGCGGGAGAGTAGTCATGCTGTATTCTTCCGGCTGCCATGGCTGCGGTTGCTGGGCCGCCGCCTGCTGTTGCTCCTCCGATATTTTCGGTGGGCTGACCTCCTCGTATATGATCGCGCATCTGCAGCGCGGATGTGCCGGAGGGGTACGCTTCTGGCCTGCGTAGAGCTCCTTGCCTTTGAAGTTGAAGTCGTTATCCATGCCTATGACTTGCCCTTCAAGCGCTCCGCATATTTCGCAGACGCGCTCGTCAGCTGCGGTGCTCCATATCTTCTTGGTGGTTCCCATCAGTCCTTGCTGCTGGGCCTGTCGGATACCTTCGTCGGCGCCCTTGTTATAAGCAAACGCCATTTCGGTTGTGGCGATGGTGTATGCTCTCTGCCGGTGCTGCCTTGCAGCGTATTTAAGCGCCGCCTCCTGTGCCTTCTTCGCTGCAGTGGCCTCCTTCATAGTGGGGTTGTTCGCCAGCAGCGTTTCCTTGACGTGCTTGTAATAGTTCACGTTGGCTATGCTCTGCATCTTGTTCAGGCCGATGGTGGGACGGATGGCTCTGGCGAGTTCGTCCACGCTCCAGTCTCCGCTGAAGCTCTTATTTAGCATGGCGTTGATTGCTTCGCGCTGCTCGGTGCTGATAACGGTTACCCATTCGCTCCCGTGGTTGTTGATCCAGCTCCGTACGCCCTGCTCCATGGGGTCGAAGAATAAACCGGGGTATTTTGCCGTGACGTTCGCTGCAGCTTGGGTCATGCTGTCTATCCACAAAGGCTTGAGGGTTTCGTTGACAAATGTGGCGTAGTCATTCTGCCATGCCTGCAGCGTGGCCTCGTCTATAAAGCCGTTCAGGACCGCTTCCCGCAGTTCTTTGTATGTGATGGCGTTCTGCTGGTCGTTCCAGATCCGGGTAAGCCAGAAGGTTGGTTCTGCTTGCCCGGCCTCGATGAAGCTGTCCAGCATTTCGAGGACCTTCTTGCCTGCATCGGACGTCTTCTTTGCGATTCGACGTGCGCTGTGCTTATGCGTGATGTGCTTTGCTATTTTGATTGCCATTATACATCCCTCCCCAGACGCCGTTTTGCCTCCTCAACGACGGCGGGGTCGTCATCCTCGTCCTCTTGCTGGCCCGGGTTGACGGTATTGGTAGTCTGTGTCTGTTGTCTTGAAGGGGTTATGTTCCGCTTGTTGTCGTTGTCCTCCAAGCGCTCAGGCAGGCCGCCTGCTTCTCTGACGTAGTCCTCGATAGCGTCGTCCGGGATGATGACGCCTACTCCAGTCATATCCTTGATGAACGATGCCAGCTTCTCGGTATCGGTGTCCTCGATGTCGCCGTGTTCCAGCGTCGGGTACCCGGTGATGCCTTGGAAGTGCTCGCCGTTCAGGTCAATGAGCGCTGGGATTGCCTTGTTGTTGAATGCCTCGCAGATGATGTCGAGGTATGCGCCTACGGCCATGCTGAACAGCTTCGTCTTGTCGCTTGAAAGCGCGAAGCTGCCGACCGCTTGGTGGCCCATCAGTACAAAATCTGCGAGAACGGTCATTGCTATGCGGGTGTCGTACCGCTCGATGATTGCGTTGGTATCAAATTGCCGCCTTCCGCCGGTGCTCAACAGCTCCAGCTTCCAGCCGTTTGGCATTGACAGTCCCTCGAGGCTGTCTCTCCGGATGTTCTGCACGACCTTGTCTGCTGCGACTCTTATCGCGGCCATGTCCGGGTCGTCATCGTCCCAGATGTTCATTCCTTCCGGGGCGGTCAAAACCGGGAAGCCCGCGAGGTCACGCTCGACGCCGATTCCTTCGATTTCCTGTATGCGCCTCTTGAAGTACCACGGCCTGTATGCGTTCCGGAGGATGCTGCGTCCTTCCGGATTGCCCTTCCTGCTCTTGGTCCTGAAAAGTAGCAGCTTCTCTATGGGTATCTCTATGAGCTGAAAGTCCGGGGGCGGAAGCTGTACCATTCCGACGAGGTTATCGTTGTTGTCGTATCTCCATTCCCAGAGCGTCTCCTGCGCCCGGATCGGCAGCTTCATCCATCCGATCAGCCCATCGTTGTACTTGCTGTTCAGGCGTGGGTCGCGGCTCTTGCCGCTCCTCCGTTTGTACACGAGTTCGTGGGCGCTCCATCCGAATGTCAAAAACGACAAAATCTCGGATATGGTGTCTGTCCATGTGTCCTGCATGTCGTCCATGCACGAATAAATGAAATCGACGGCCTCCTCGTCCTTTGGAGTGGTTCCTGCAGGTTGTACGCTCCACGAGGCTTGCCGGATGAGCATCTCGATGGCGTAAAGTATCGCACCGATGACGTCGTCGTTCTCGCTCATCTCTTTGTAAACGCTTATTCCTTTCCGGCCCTGCAGCTCCTTCAGGAATTCCTCACGAATTTGTCCTCCCCATCTATTCATACCGATCTTTCCGATTTCTTTATAATTATTCAAATTCTTACCTCCTTTCTTTCGTGGAATGACAAAAAAGCGTCTTTTTGACGCTTTTTTTATTATTCAAATCTCTTGCGCGTGTTCTCCTCAGAAGTAATCCATTGACAATTACCTGGCTCGTAGTCTCCGTCGTTGTCTATGCGGTCAATAGTAAGGTTATCTTCATATCCATTTGCTATGGCCCAATCGTAGAAGGCTTGGAAATCCTCTGCCCACTCTGGACATACTTTTATGCCACGCCCGCCATAGCGAGGGTATTTTTCCACGTTGGGGTTAGTGCATCTCTGCTTCATGCCTACCCATATTCCGTATATGCGCGGTCGCTCTCCTTTTGTCGTCATTCCGTGTTTTTTAGGGGATTCCTTCCAGCATCCACAGCTTTTTATTTCGCCGTTTTTTAAATGCTGGTACTTTACGATTGCTTCGTTTCCGCAGTCGCATTTACATTTCCATCTGGCATCTCCGTTTTTATTATTCTGCACAGGCTTTATTGCTACAAGCCTTCCAAACCTTTTACCGCTAATGTCGATTTTATGATTGTTGGATTTCACTTTTTCTTTATGATAACATCCACAACTTGTCGTTAATCCTCTTATCAAATTTGTTCCAATAACTGTTTTTTCTCTGCCGCAATCACATTTACAACGCCATTTTGCGTGTCCATTTTTATCGGAACCTGCATATTCTATTGCTGTTAATCTTCCGAACCTCTGACCTGTCAAATCAATTTTCCTGCTCATGCCATCACCGTCCTTAATGTAGCTGTGCTCTGTTTGCGCAAAATATCTGCTTCTTCTGGTGTTCTGGCAGTAATCATTACGGTTATGACTCCTTCTTTGAACTCTTTGCTTACATACAGTGGTGTTTCCTGCTCGTCAATTGTAATTATGTAGCGCAATTTCTTTTCCAATTTCTTACTCGTTTGTGCAGTTTGAAAATCAATTATCATATCTCATCCTCCTTGATTTTCCCACGAAGGCGTGATATGATATTTTTATCAATCCTTCGGGGTTGGTGTGAGGAGTTTGTTTGTCGTCTTGGTCGGTGGCAACAAACTCCTTTATTTTTTGTTTAATAGAAAATCTGTCCCTTTACGAATCGCCTCTGCTCTTGTAACTGATTTTTCATTACAATATTTGTCGAGCCTTTGAAGCATTTCTTCATCTACTCTAACTTTTATATCCTTTGATTTAGGGCGTTCCGCTTTGGGTCTTCCAGTGCGCGGACTCATTTCATCACCTCACTTTTTGAGTACCGTAAATCTATTGTAATTTTTGGAACTCAAAAAGTCAAGTATTTAATTACACAAACATGAAGCCTACTATCTGCACATTGGTATTTCCCTTTAGCCTGAACTCATCGTTGTATGCGTTCTTGTAGTAGTCTATCTTTGTGTGCAGCAGGGCCGTGTTTGTGATAAGCTCGACGGCTCCGGTTGGCAGCTTGACAGCTACTATCAGCATTTGTGCTGTTGGTCCTTTCTCTTCAGCCTCCTGAAGGAAACGGGCCCTTAATTGATAGCCTTTGGTGTCCATGATGGATCTCTCCTCTCTTTGTTTTTATTTATCCCTCCTTTCCCATCCTACCCGTCGCACTATATAGTGAAAGGTAATAGGTAGACGGTAATAGGTAATAGGTAATAGGGTACCAGCAGGGCTTGTATGGTGCTTTTCTTGTACTTGTCTGGTGCTTGCATGGTGCTTGTCTGGTGCATACGTGAAAGCCTTGACATTGCTGGGTTTTTCGCGTGTCACTTTTTGAATAATGACGCTCCTGCAGGGGCTTGATGGTCCTCTGGGATCGTCATCAAAAAATCGAGATGCCGTCATTTTGGTGCTCGAAACATCAAAATCTGATTCGCTTACTGTACTCGCCTTGTGCTGGGTTGGTGCTGGCCTCATGCTTGCACCGTACTTGCATGGTGCTTGTATCATGCTTGTATGATGCTCTGCGTTTTTTTACCGCTTCCAGTAGCTCTCCTTCGTGAGGGTAGCCTGCTTTGGCGGCCCGGTTATAGCCGGTTTGTCCATCAAATAAAGTATGCCTTGCACTAAGGCGTCGACCGCGTCCTTGTAGGTTCCCTTTGGAAATATCAAAAGGTCCCGGATCAGGTCGTCTACCCATGGGTGCGTCTTCGGGTCCGGCAGGAATATGTTCCCGGCCTCGAAGTAAGGCGTCACGCTGATGGCGCGCTCCTCCTTGCTGCCTTTCGGATTGAATTCCACCATGCCGGGGATTTCCTTCTTCAACAGATCCACGATGGCGGGTCCGTTGGCCTTGTTCTCTATGACCTTCGCCCGGGCCTTCGGCCATTTGCCTGAAAGTGTCCGGACGGCTGTCACGCTCTCTGTGAAGCTCATCTTGTCGTTCACGAGGTCCTTCAGGTAGATGCCGCTGCCGTGTCTTCCCATCACGAAGCCTGCGACTTTGGCGCTGCCTTCGCTCTTGGTGAAGGCCATATCCCAGCTCTGTATGTCATGCGTGTTCGGTGCGGTAGCGTAGAAGTTCTGCAGCCATTCACGCTTGAAAATGACGCCCTCTGCCGGTGCCGGTGTCTGTTGGAATTGCCCGGCGTATTGCACGCTGCCCATGGACTTCTTCAGGCCGTCGAGGGTCTGTTTGTCGAAGCGCTCCGAGTTCAGGATGTCGCCTTCCTCCCGGATGATCTCCTTGCCACTGATAGGGAAGTGTATAACCGTCCGCTTTTCAGCTTCCGCCGGGAGGCATAAATGCTCGTAGCCCAGCTGCTCGGAGAGGATGTATCCGGTCAGGTCGCTCTCATGTAAGCGCTGCATGATTACGATGAAAACGCCCTTTTTCGGGTCGTTGAGTCGCGTCTGCAGGGTGTTCTTGAAGAAGTTTATCGAGTTCTGTCGCTCCGTCTCGCTGTTGGCCATGAGAGGGTTCTGCGGGTCGTCCACGATGATGACGTCGCCGCCATCACCGGTGATGGAACCGCCGACGGATGTCGATTGCATGACGCCATGATGGTTGTTTTGGAATTCGTTCTGTCTGTTGACGTCGTCCTTCAGGTCGAAGCGATCTCCCCAGTTGCTCTGGTACCACGGGCTGCGGATGATGTCACGGGATAGGATGTTGTGCTTGCGGCTTAGGCTATCGCTGTATGAAACCTTGATGAAGCGCTTCTCCGGCGACTTGATCCATGTCCACGCTGGGTAGCATACGGTTGTCTCGATACTTTTCATGTACCGAGGCGGGATGTTGATTATAAGCCGCTTGATTTGCCCTTCGTTCACGGCCTGCAGGTATTCGCCTATCAGATGGATGTGCCAGCTGTCGACATATCGCGTGCCCGGTTCGATTACTGGCCACGCTTGCTTGATAAATTCCGGGAGGTACCGCTCGGCCTTCTCTCTTTGCAGCGCAGCTTTCACCGACGCGATATCAAATGTCGGATTCTGGATGTAGCTTTTCCAGAAGTCCTTCAAGCTGTGCCAGCTCCTCGTCTGACAAGTCGGAAAGGTTCAGCTCGTTGGTGGCCTTGACCGTAACGGCGCCAGTGTGCTTGAGCGTCGTCTCTCCGCTTATCTGTTTGTTTTCTGTGGACTCTCCACGTGATAGGCGTTCTATCTTTACTCCGACATCGACCAGACGCACGATGTCGGCTGCACTTAGCTCCTCCTCCGGGATGGTCAGGAGGCGCTTGGCCGCTTTTCGGACCATCTGGGCTGCGAGGTCCGCGTGATCCTTGTTCATCTTCAGGATCGCTTGCTCCTGCTGTTCGCGTATCTGCCTCTCGATTTCCGCGTCGTAGGCTTCGCAGCGCTCTACCCATTTGTACTTTGCGGATAAGTCTCCGAGGTTCATCCAGCGTTTTATCCCCATTTCCTCCGCAAGGCCGCGAAGGTTCCGCCTTCGGTACGGCCTCTGTATGCCGTCGAGCTTGCTTCCGTCCGTCCCGGTGTATTTCATGTCGCGGTACCGACAAAACTTATCATACGCGGGTCCGGGTTCGCCCGGGAGCCTATCCCATATCTCCCTGTGCTCGGGGCGGTCGCTTTTTGACTTCGCCATGAAGATTGCCTCCTTTCCTGTGAAGTGTGAAATATAAAAAGGCAGGCTCCGTTGTTCGCGGCTCCTGCCTCATGTGTTGGCTCTTATTCTCATGCGTTACCGTTGATGTAGTCGTTCTCCGCTTTGAGCTTCGTGTATAGCAGCTCCTCTCCATTGCGGAGGCAGGTAACACCGAGGTTATTTGTGAAACGGACGTATCGGTTCACGATCACGTCGCAGTAGCGAGGGCCAAGCTCAATAACGTAGGCCCTGCGCCCGGTCATCTCCGCACCTATCAGGGTGCTTCCGCTGCCTGCGAAGAAGTCAAGAACAAGGTCGCCCGGCTTCGTGCTGTTGTCTATTGCTCTGACGGCAAGCTCCACCGGCTTCTGGGTCGGGTGCTCGGTGCCGGTGTCTCGGCTGATCTCCCAGACGGTGTTTGCTTTGCTCTCCGGGTAGAGGCAGACGCTGCGGCCTTCGCTTAGCCTTATGTACCTGATTTTCTTGCCCTTCGGCGGCTTGTCTGAAATGAACACCTTTCCTCCGGCTCCGTCGGTAAGCACCACGCCTCCTGTGAGGACTGTCGCGGTTCCGTCCGGGCCGCGTAGCACGGCTTTCCATGTCGTGCGCTGCGATCTGTCGCCGTAGAAGTGTGCGCTGTGGCCTGCCTTCTCTGCGTAGAAGCACGGTTCATGCGCCCACTGGTAGTCTGCATGTCCGAGGACCGGTGCGGTCTTTACCCAGATGATGTATTGCTTCTCAACGATGCCCGCTGCGGTCATGGCGTCCTCAAAGTCTCGCCGGGTGCTGCTGGCGTGCCAGATATAAAAGGCTGCGTCGTCCTCCGTGTTCTCCGCGTAGTTCTTGAAGGCAGGTATTAGGAGAGTAGCCATTAGGTCGTCTCCGGTGAGGTCGTCGTTCTTGATCATGTCAAATTTGCCGCTCTGGGTTTCGTAGCTCACTCCGTATGGCGGGTCCGTGTTGACCATCTGGGCCTTTTCTCCGGCCATCAGCT